TTACCCTTCCTTTCCATCGATCACGATTTTTACCAGCTTTGAATAGAAGAGTCCGGTCAGGCCGTCGGGGATTTCGTTGTTCTCCCCTTCCTTGTAGCAGGCAGCCCACGGAGTTCCCTCACGATGTGTGAGCGTGACGAGCTGGCTGTCCTTATAGTCATAATACCGCTTCCATACCATTTCTACGACCATCTGCTCCTTTCTGTCGGTAAGTTTTGGCGTGTCAAACTCCAGTTCCCCGGACGGGGACTGGTATACCGTTACTGTAAAGTCCGTTATCTCTCCTTTTCTGTATTGCTTGAACGAGTGATAGACGGATGGGATGACCGGTCCGTATTCCCACGCTTCCACACGGTCGAATCTCGGATCGAGCAGTCCGTGTTCCAGCAGCGCCAAGGCGAAACCGTGGGCTATATACACACGCTTCATCAGACCGAGCAGATGCAGGGGCCGACGGTCTCTTGCTGCCAGTTCTATAAAGTAATTGGCTACGGAAAGTGCGTTGGTTTTCATTTTTATTGTAGAGTCGTTCCTTGTATAGCTAATGTCTACATTGCAAAGGTACGGTATTTTGCCGAGACAGTTGTCCCAAACAGCAGCCGATTAACATTTAAATGCGGGTTTTCAGAAAAGAAGTAGCAGAAAAAGTTGTACATAACCAAAATATTATGTATCTTTGTATTGTATTAGAAAACATGTTTAACGTATTAAAAACAAGTGAATGGATGAACTGTTAGAACAAGAAATCAAAAACAAGGAAGCACTTTTAGGAGTCTATATAAGACTCTCGAAAATGTCAAAGAAGAACAGCAGAATGTACGAATCTACAATCAATTCTTTCCTTGACGAGCTTTCCGAACTTTACAAGAAACGCAAGTAAAACCAACCAAAGCTCTCTTCTTTCCTTCGAGAGAGGAGAGAGCTTAAAAAGAAATAAAAGCTATGACCGAATACGAGAAGAAACTACAGGAACTAAAGCCGATAATGGCGCTGACGGATTCTGAAAGCATGAACAAAAAGGAAATGCTGCTTCAGTGGCTGGAAGCGCATAGTGACAACGATGAAAATCAAAAGATACTTGATGCCTTTATAGAAAAAGGCTTGGCTGAAGAAAAGGAGGACATATTGGCAATACGCAGACAGATAGAGTCTGTTTACGACCTTGTTCCGATATCCTACATAGCCAAGCACTATTTCGGTAAAAGCCGTGCATGGCTTTACCAGCGTGTCAACGGTAATAAGGTACGCGGCAAGGTATACAGCCTGAACGATCAGCAAAAAGAGACGTTCAACAACGCCTTGCAAGATATTGCCAAGCAGATTGGCTCCATCCGTTTGACTTGACGGAATGTTTTCTAATACACAGCAATCCCCGAAGCGTGAGCCACTTCGGGGATTTTTTCGTTTATTTAAGAAACGCGGCGCTCTTATAATCAAAGACCACGTTCTTATCGTACCATTCAGGATATTCTCCTGTGCGTTCTTTCATATATTCCGCCTGTTCAGGCACGAGAGACTCAAAAGATTCACGAGCTTCTTCTTCCGTCATACCGTTGGAGAACAATGGTAGTCCTCCTTCTGCGTAAATGGTGTAGCCTCCATCCGCTCCTTTTTCGATAATACCAACAATCTTCTTCATACTGTGTGATTATTATTAAGCTTACGATATATTCAGCAGCGTGCGTCCTATTTTGTGTATACCTTCCACTATTCGCATACGCTGTTTGGCACGGGGTGTTTTTATGCCATTGGCATAATGACTAAGCAGACGCTCGTTTACGCCTGACGCACGGGAAATGGCGGCAAGCGAGGCGTAACGCTCGCATGAATGAATAAGCGCTGCGGCATCAAGATGGTAAGATATCTCGTAGTCGCCGTCTGCAAGCCAACGGGGAACATCGTCGCCGTCTGCAACCATGCCTTCGACATGGAACTTCAGCGTTTCGGGAATCTCCTTCAACAACTCGTCGTATGTTTTAGCTGTTACAACTATAGCTCCAGGCACATTGTCGGGGAACATTGCGCCAAAGTTACGATCACACCATCTTACTTCTACTATAATCTTTTCCATACCTACACTTCAGAATTTACAGCAAAAAGCCTCCTATACTTCACGCACGGGAGACTCTGAGTTCTGTTCTTTGATAATGAAAATGCTGCGAATTAGAAATTGGCAGCGGTCAATTCTTTTGTAATATCGTTTATGCACACGGCAAGACGGTTATACGTCTTTTCTCCAGCGTTCTTCAGTCCGCTTGCATATTGGCGCATAAGCGAAGGGTTGATTCCGGCCCGTCTGGCCACGTCGGTGACGTTAAGGAAAGAGAAGTAGTTGAAGAATGAGGCGAGGTCGAATGTATAGGTGAATTCCACTGTCTCAAACTCTTCGCCGTTCTCTGCGGCATCTGCCTTTGCTTCGCCGTAACAGTCGAGCAAGTCTGCCTTTGCTTCTGCCACGGTCTTCCCGCATCCCGTAAGCATGGTGTTTCCGTTTATTTCCTCGGCAGTACGGCACCAATAATATCCGTCACTTGCCTTTTCCACTATTACTGCAATTCTTCTCATATCTATAAAATGTTAAAAATCATCGAAAAGAGTTCTTCGAAACAAATCAAAAACCAGAAAAGAAGTGGCTTAAAGGGAACAGTCGTCAAACTGTTCCCTTAATTTCACGCTGACAAGTTTTTGAGAATACTGTTGACAGTGCCTACTGGCATTTCTCCAGAATGTCTCGGGACCCAGTCTATTTTACCAGTCTTTGGGTTCTTCCACATGTCGTGACGACTTCCGCTTTTGAGAAGAAAGCATCCCGCCCTTCTCAATCTTTTTTCTAATTCTGATTTTTTCATTTCATCAAAGAACTCGTTTGTCTTATTGACAATGCAAAGGTAGCAAAAAAGTTATATATAGCCAAACAAAAAGGTAACTTTTTTGCTATATAAATAAGACATGCCCCTTACATCCCCTTCCTCAGCATATCTCTGAGGAACGCGATTTCGTTGTCGCGGTCTTCTATCATCTTCTTCTGCAGCTCGATGGTGGCTTGCATTGCCATTTCGCGTCCGGAGCACGTGCCGTCCGCGCCGATGACCTTCTGATGGTTGTTGTGACTGCCCGGACCGTTCTGCATGAGCACCGGGCCGGTATTGTCCGAAAGTGTTAAACTTTCTTTATCCGATGAAGAAGAGCTAACGGACAATGCGTCTGAAGCAGAATTCTGTAACATCGGGCCTTCACCAGTCAGGAGCCAAGAAGGGGAAATATCCTTATATACAGATAGTATATTTTCTATTTTATCACTTCCGATGGCTCCATCGTTCTTTAACGCTTTTCCGAAAGACGCATTAGACATGCCTACACTTCTTTCAAAAGTCGCAATTTTAATGCCTTTAAAGTCTAAATAGGTCTTTATTCTTTGTAAAATCATAGACTAAATACTAAAAGTTTAAAATTTAATAGATTATTTTCTCTCTTTTGTTTGGAAGCAATTAGATTATTTTCTATCTTTGCACCCGTAATCAATGTTATCACATTGTTACACCTTAGTATAAATTTGTAAAGTTATTAAAAACCGCCGATACGGCAAAACCGTTGAGGCTAAAAAATGGAGGAAGAAAAAATGGAAAATTCAGATTTGGAGATTGAAGGACGAAAGCTCAGGAAAGAGGAAGCTCTGCTTCTGCTGGCCAGTGCCCTGATGTTCGAGGATACCTTGGAGGAACGGGAGTACTACAAGAACGGAACGTTCACCCTTACGCAGCAAGACATGGCAGCGGCACTTTTCGTCTTCGGAAAGAAGGTGATGGCTCTTTACGCTTCCGGTTCGCTGGACAAGACTGTCGCGGAACCGTTCATCGCAAGAGGGGAACTCTTCATCGCCGACATGAAAGCCGCAGGAGTGGACACGGACGAGCTTCTGAAGAACTGCGAACCGGAAGAAGAACCATATAACAAGGAGGAGGAGTATGGCTACGATTATCAACACTGAGACGGGCGACAAGGTACGCATAGAGCATAGCGTGAAGCAGTGCGACTGCACGCCGACGACGCTGATGATATACAAGCCTGAGCTGACGACGCGGTTCATCCGCATCTGGAAGCCCTACATAAGGAAGATGCAGCGCTGCGTGTTCGGCGGCATGGTGAAGATATATCTCCGTCATCCGTTCGCGGTGAAGGAGAAGACCGGCAGAGAGGGGAAGCTCGACTACGTGTCCCTTGACTGACAGAGAGTGTAAACACAATCATAGATAAATGACAGAGAGAAAAGTGAACGAATACGGCGTGGTGATAGAATCGCGAATCAACCTTCCCGCAACGCTGTCTATTCTCAAGCCGGGTGAGACCCGCGAGTTCAAGCGCGAGGCACTCGGCAGGGAGACGGCGGTAAGGAACGCCATCAGCCGCCTTAACATCAAGGCGGGTCGCAGGGAGTTCACGGTGGACTTCCTGGACAACGGCGCGGGATACGTGATAAGGCGTATGAGCAGCGGGCCGTCGCAGCAGCCGTAACAAAAAACAAGGAGGAAAGTATTATGAAGAAGATAATGAAATACGTGGACAGAACGATGGACATCGTGGAGGACATCGTGGAAGTGATAGGCTGGGCAGTGGTAGGAGCAGTGGCTTTCCTCGCCCTGGAAGTGCTGCGCTATTAACGCTGAGGCTATGGAAAGGACAGGGATGTCAACAGCAGCGCGTCAGCCGCTGACACGGCGAGAGGCGCGGATGATAGCTGAGGAGGTGGTGAAGCTGCTTGAGGCAAAAGGCACGCGGAACCCTCCTGAGGAGTATATCGACGCGAAGCAGGCCGCGGAGTTCTTGGGCTGCTCCGTATCGTATATCTATCACAATATGGACAAGATACCCTACACAAGCGTAGGAGGCGGGCGCAGGAAGATGTTCCTGAAGAGCAAGCTCGCCCAGTACGCCAACAGGACAGAGTGGATGTAGTAGATTATATAGTAATTATAAGTTTTCATTTTTCAGAGAATTAGGTAAGTTTTAAGAATTCATCGCAACAGCGGCGCAGGCGTGCGCCGGAAAGACCGCCTCGGAGTGATACCGACGGTCGCTTTTTTCATTATTTTAAAACAGGCACATGCGTCTCCTGCGAAGGCCGCGCATTTTAAACGCGAATCTTTGACATGATGTGGCAGCGTCATCCGGACAAGGGGTCCGGGGAGACAACGACAATATAACGTTTCGGGCGGAGGCGTCCGCCGGAATGCCAACTTGATTTTACTTATATATGTATTTTGGTACTGTTTGTTATAATATTCTGAAAGTCTGACAGTGTCGTCAGCGGTCCGTGAGGATGCAGGGCGGTGCAAATTGACAGATAAAAGCGAATTTGAAAAATTTTGAGGTTTAAAGTTTTTTTGACCACAGATTTAAATGATTTTGTTGAGGCTTCCGTCCGCGAGGATAGGAGCCTTTATCGTTTCTTCCCGATTCGGCAGACCGGGACGCTGGCTATCATACAACATATATTGACAAAAATATCAGTTATGACAGAAAGAACAGATACAGCCCGCGTCACAAGACGCAGGGGACGTCCCCGGAAGGGAATGAGGACGGCGGCAATCTCGCCAGACGTCTTCGACACGGTGCCGATGATGCGCCTCGCAGGGCGTTACGGCACGAAAGGCATGGCAGCCGCCGTTGTGGTGGTATGCGCAATCTCCGCCGCCGGCTACTGCCTGGAGTGGACGGAGAGAGAGAAGTGGCTGACGCTGCGACGTCTGCCCGACATGACGGTGGAGGAGCTGGACGAGGTGGTGAAGGCCATGGCGCTGGAGGGCATCCTCGACGAGGCGACATACGTCCGTCACGGAGTGCTGACAAGCCGTGACATTCAGGACCACTACTTCTCCGGACGCAGCGCCGACGCTGCCCTACCCTACATCATCAGCGATGAGGCCGACACCGACGTCCTTCACGCTCATCAGCAGGAAGAGACAGCCTCACGGACGGAAGCGAGGGAGGACGTAAGAGTGACGGGAATAACGGCATATACACCCGAAAGGACTGTATATTACTACGGTGATATGGCAATATCCTACAATAAAGACGGATTAAACGCTGAAAAATACGGTATTTACGCCGAAAAATACGCAGACAAAGAAACAGAAAGAAAAAAAGACAAAGAAGAAAACACCCCCGCTCCCCCTAAAGAAGAAAAAGAAATAAAGAAAGAAAAAGAAACCGCAGCATTTGTGCCAAATGCTGTGTCGGCTCGCCCTTCGGACGAATCCGACGCGGCACGAAGCGCGGAAGTTTCGGAGTCTGACGGAAGGGCGGAAAGAAGGACGGAGACGAAGAGCAGGGAGCCTGAAGTCAATTATTCCGTGGTACGCACATCCTGGAACATGATGATGGACGGCAAGGGCATCCCGCTACTCAGATCCGAGATAAGGGGGCAGCGTAAGCGGATGTTTGCGGCACGCGTCAGGGAACACGGCAAGGACACTGTGTGGCGCGTCATGCGCTCCGCTGCGGCAAGCTCTTATCTTAACGGCGGAGGATCGAAAGGATGGACGGCGACATTCGACTGGCTTTTCCGTCCTACGAACTTCCAGAAAGTGCTCGACGGACACTACGACAACAGCCGTACTATGAGGATGCGGCGCGGCGTGGTGCTCGGACCAGCGGGTGTAAGGGCGTAATGAAGGGCGTATCATGGCTATAAAATACCGGCTTATGGTGTTTCGCGGAGGCAGAAGGGCAATATCAGCCGGACTGCCTGACTACAGCGAATACGAGGCGGCCTTCGACAAGAAGCGCAACCTCTCGACGGACGACATCACGGGGATAAGGGAGATAGACATCCCTACCGGAACGACGAGGGCGCAGGACGAGCTCGTAAGGATGGTGCGGGACGTACGCTACCGGGAACGGCAGCTCACGGCGCGTCATCGTGACCGCAGCGCCCGGCTTGAACTGCTTGAGGACAGGCTGAAGGAGCGCATGGACACTCTGGACTCTCTTATGAAGGACAAGGGAGAAGGATGGCAGCCACGCGACCGCCGATATTACGAGTTCTATATGCTCATAAGAGGCTGGATGCTGTGGAAAGACACGATACGTCAGGCACGCCGCTTCATCGTCCGAGCCCATGACAATCTCTTCCCCGAAGAACTGATGCCTGTCAGAGAGGAAGACATCGACGCTATGGTGGAAGGAAAGGCGGACTGCGAGGCGAAGATAGACGCCTTCATCAGAGAGTACGACCGGGCTTCCATCATAGCGGGACAGCAACAAAGTGAACAAAACGAAACAAAGTGAACAAAACGCAATAAAATTAACAATTATGGAAAAAGAAACAACAAACGCCCCTCAGCAGGGAGGAAACATCATGGGACGCCAGTATTTCACCGACGGTCTTACGGAGAGCGAGATGAAAGAATGGCTGGAAATCCGTAACAAGTTTGACGAGGTCAGACTGCAGAACAGCATCGAGAAGGCGCAGAAGCTCGACGCCATCGACTGCGCACACCGTGGAAAGGTCAGAGGCATAGAGGAAGTGTTCCAGGAGCACAAGAGACAGTACAAGGAAGATCTGGGCTTTGCCGAAGAAGCGCACATCAAGGAGGTGCGCTTTTGGAAGGTGAAGTACATGGAGAGAAACGCCAAGCTGGAGGTGGAGCGCCAGCGCGAGTACGCGAAGTTCCGCAACGCCGTAGCCCGCCGTCGCGCAGAAGAGGCAGAACGTAACAACAGGAAGACAGACGGACAATGAAGGACATAGAAACAATACTGCAAACGACGTCAGACGTCAAGAAATGTATGGCAGAACAGAACTTTGTGCCGATGCTGCCATCGTCCTCCGTAATTGTGAGGACCACCGTGACGCGTACCACCGGACGCACATTCTTATGGCTGAGGCTTCCTGACAAGTACAAGACAGAGACAACGCTTAGATGGAAGGACGGCTTGGAATGCCGTCTCGACAGGCTGACCTTCGACTCGAAGAAGCGCGTCATGGAGGAAATGCAGAAGCAGCAGGAGTACGTGAAGAAGCGTATCGCGGAGATAAAGAAGAAAGCGAGGCGCCTATGATGGTAAGCCGTTATGAAAATTCGCCCATGCTGAGGCAGCATTACATGAAAGCCGTGGCAGACTCTGTAGGACACAGAAACTTCCTTGCCCTTGCAGAGAACAGGACAGACGAGGTGGTCAGAACCTTAGGGAAGCTCAACGGCCTGTACTTCATCACCGTCTCCTCGCTGCACAGCGTGGCTCAGGCTACGATGGTGGACGCCATGTCCCAGATGCGCGGCACCAAGTACTTCCGTCATCGTACCAAGCAGCTGGCAAAGGAGGCAATGAAGAAGTATGACGAGTGGGAGAAACACATGCGAGAGAAGCTCAAGGACCGTTACCAGTACTGGCTCGACCTTTCCGATATGGTGTACGAACAGGTGCAGGACGACATCGAGGCGCTGAGGCTGAAGCTGAAGAAGGTGCTGGAGGTGAACAACGAGAAGGACTGCGAGCTCAAGTCGTACGTTCTCTGCTCCATGCTGATGACGGACGTGGCAGCGTCAGCTCTTGGAAGGTTCACGGCAGAGGTAAGGGAAAGGACCGGCATAAACATAGAGCCGTTGTTTCCGGAGCAGACAGCGTCATTCAAGCCGATACACCGTCTGTGGGCTGAGGCTTGCGGACCTATGCTGAGCATCGAGAACGACGAAGAAGTCAATCTGAACGACATCCCGGAGGTGGACGCTGCCATCAAGGTAATCCAGAAGAAGATCTACAATCCCGAGATATACAACAAGGCTGGCGAGTACTGTCTGAAGCTAAATCTTCCCGAGGATCTGCAAGACAAGATAAGGAGTCTCGAACCTGACGCTCCGGAGTCGACATTCATCAGCAGCATGGGCGACAAGACGGACAGTAGTGCTGAGGCTGCCCGTGAAACAGAAACCAATAACAACAAGGAAATACTTGACAGAATGAAAATATACTACGAAGCAAAGGCAAAGTATGTAATGCATGAGCCTGACGGATCATCCAAGACTACGGAGAAGATATTCATGGTGGAGGCCGAGACGCTCACCGAAGTGGAGAACATCATAACTGACGCAATGACGGGAGAAGACGTGGACGACCTCCGTATCACGTCCTGCTGCGCAACGAAAATTGCTGAGGCTTGCGGCGACATGGAGTCCGAGGTGTGGCTCAAGGTAAAGGTCACCATCCCGGAAGAAGTGGAAGGCAAGAAAGGGAAACGCGTCAAGCATAATCCCTTCTATTACATCGTCGGTTGCCAGCACGTGAACGACGTGGAAGAGATCGTCTCACGCAGAATGGAGCAGCGCAAGATTGCGGAGTACGAGCTGAAGTCGAGTTTGCTTACCAAAGTGACGGAGGTGATAGAGCGCCGGAAGTAGCCACGCATGACGGCAGTCTCTAAACATAACGCCGCGCCCGGCACGGAGGTGTGTCGTCTGTGTCGGGATTCGCGGCAATGTATAAACGGAACATTCTGCATAAGGTATGATACATACGTGGAGTTTAGAATAATAAAACCATGCAGACAATGACAGCGAGCGAAGCGGGAGCACGCGGTGACCAGGTGACGGACGCGCTTTATATAAGAATGTTCGTGGCGCTGCGCTCCCACTGCCCGCGCACGGCAAGAGCCCGCATAAGGGACATAGTGAGACGCAGGGCAGAAATCAACGGCGAGGATCCTCAGGAAGTATACTGTGAGATCCTTGAGAGAATCAACCAAGAATATATAACCATACTAAACCGATTAGATGAAAAGGAACAATGATGAAGACTACCGTAAGATGATACAGTCACGTCACTGGGCTGAACTGCGACGGTACAAGCTGACGCAGAATCCATTGTGTGAGCGCTGCATGGAGGAAGGACGAACGAGAGCAGCTTCTGAAGTACACCACGTCAAGCCGGTGGAAGACGCCATGACGCAGACCGAAATGCGCCGGCTGATGTTTGACGTGCACAATCTCCGTTCCCTGTGCCATGACTGCCATGTCAAGACACACACGGAAATGGGACGGTCAGGCGCGAAACACAACAAGAGAGTGCAGGCGAAACGTCTGGAACGCTTCAAGGAACGCTTCCTTGACGAAGACAACGAGAGTAAATAACATTAACACGGAGAGACAAGACACAGCGACCTTCACAGGTGCGTCTTCCTATAGACGCGTCCTTCATAGGTGCGTCTTCCTAAGGTGCGTCCTGTGACAGACATGTTGTGACATCAAAACAGCGTCAGAAAGAAAGGGGGAGGGTGTTTTTTAAAAGGGGGTATACCCTTTGTAAACCTCGCCCCGTCCTATTTCCACACGCGTGGAAATAAAAAGTGTCTGGGGGTGTCACAGTATACGCCCAAACTGTCACACTGTGACACCTGTTGTGACACCTGGTTCAGTCTCTCCAAGATAACGGGATTACCATACCGGCAATGGATGACTTGAAAAAATCAATGCTCGAAGCCCTGAACGCTGCCCATGGCAATGTCAGCAAGGCATGTGAACAGGCAGGAGTGGAAAGAAGGCTGTACTACCGTTGGCGACGGCGTGACCCGGAGTTTGCTGCCGAGGCAGACAGTATCAGGGACGAAATGACCGACGCCGCCGAGGAAAAGCTGATGGAGCGCATCAAGGCAGGAGACACACAGGCCATCACCTTCTACCTGAAGACCCGCGGAAAGAGCCGTGGCTACAGCACCACGATGATTCGTGCCGGCGAAACGTCAGCGGACGGTACTGTAGCTTCCGTAGGCTGCCTCCAGATGGACGAGGAAGAACGGAAGAAGACGGAGAAGAAGGACAGGGAATGCGTGAGCCGGAAGAAGAAGGCGGTGAAGAACAAGAAGGATTATCTGGTGAAGCTGCTCAAGAAGCAGGGCAAGTACAGTCCGGAAATGTCCGTACAGGCACAGATAGCCGCCCGTCTGCTTGTAAGATGCGACGAGCTGGAAGACGAGATATTCAAGGCGTCACACGCAGCCGTCAAGACGGAATACTCCCGTGAAGGCAACGAACGTCAGGTGGTGGCGTCGTCAGAAAAGCTGTATATGACATACATGACCTACGCCCAGCGTGCCCTGCGTGCACTCGGCATGAACACGGACGGAAAGGAAGTGAAAGCTAACGGAGGCGACGGTCTGGACAACTTCCTCAAGGCTTTCGGCGAGGACGAATAAGGGCCGGCAGCGACCGGCGAAACAAAATTCTTTGAATGACTGAGACAGAAAAGCAACATTATCGGGATCTGAAAGAGGACGCCGTAAGAGACCTGCAGCGGATGAAGCCGGAATACACCGGCTCGTTCGGCTATGCCCTTGCCGATACGGACAAGAGACTGCTGCAGTATGTGGAGGATGTCACGGACAATCCGGAGCAACACAACCTTTACGAGGTACTCGCTGTAAGAAGATTCTTCCGGATGCTCGGGCATTATGAATGGAAGGCGAAGAGAGTGAAGAAGTTCTTCCGGTTCTACGAGATGCTGCGCTTCAACGGACGCAGCGGGCGAACACGCTACAAGCTTACGCCGGTGCAATGCTTCCAGTTTGCGAACATCTTCGGATTCGTTGACAAGGAAGGACGACGGCTGACACGTCAGGTATACATATTCGTGCCCCGTAAGTTCTCGAAGACCACCAGTGCTGCATCACTTGCCGTATACAACATGTTGTTCGGCGACAACAACGCACAGGCTTATGTCGGCGCCAACTCCTACGAACAGGCGAAGATTTGCTTTGACGAGATACGTGCCATCATGCGCGACATCGATCCGCGAGAGACCAGCTTCCGCGTGAACCGCGAGAAGATTACGTTCCGCAAGGCTGGGCGCGACGCCTTCATCCGCTGTCTGACGGCAAACGCAAAGACGCAGGACGGTCTGTTCGCCTCGCTGGTGATAATGGACGAGTATTCGCAGGCACGCAACACGGCATCGAAGAACGGAGCCGACCTGAAGAACACTCTCACCTCGTCAATGGGTCCGCGCCGAGAACCTCTGACAGTAGTCATTACGACGGCAAGTGAAGTGGTGGATGGCCCGTTCGCTCATGAACTGGAAGGCGTGAAGAGCATTCTGAGGGAAGAGACGCGGAACGACCGCGTGTTCGCCTCGCTGTTCATGCCGGACGTGGACGACGCGGAAGACTCTCCGCTGACATGGCGCAAGGTGCAGCCTCATTTGGGCATAACAGTGCAGCCTGACTACTACGAGGAGGAATACCGGAACGCGCTTATGTCAGCCGAGAACATGATGATCTTCAGAACGAAGCTTCTGAACGTCTTCGCCACCAACGAGCAGAAGACGTGGTTCACGTACGAGAAGGCGGCAAGCCTGTGCTCCGGATTCGACATTGACGGTGTCAGGAGCGGTCTGGACTGTGCCATCGCGTTTGACCTTTCCGTCCATGACGACTTCTCTGCGGTGTCGTACACGGTGTATTCTCCGGAAACGAAGAGATTCTACAGTCATGCGGAATACTACTTCCCAGAAGGATCACTCCGGGGACATCCGAATGAGCAGCTCTACCGGACGTGGCACGAGCAGGGCTACCTGAAGTTCTGCGCCGGAGACTGCATTGACGTGAGGATGATGGCGGACGACATTATGCGCCGGGCGAAGACGCTGCGCATTATCCGTATCGGCTACGACGCATACAAGAGCCGCGACCTCGTAAACATTCTGTCCTCGGTTGGAGCCAAGCACGTGCTCATGCCGTTCTCCCAGACGTACGGATCGTTCAACCTTCCGGTCGAGTCGTTCGAGATGATGGCATGGGCGGATCCTCCGAGTATTGTCCTTGACGCAAACCCCATCAACGCCTTCTGCCTGTCCAACTGCGTGATAGACACGGACCGGCTCGAAAACAAGAAGCCGCTGAAATCGTCACAATACAGAAAAATAGACGGCACCATCACAATGCTGATGACCATCGGTCTGATGATGTCGTACGAGAGATAAAAAAACAAGAAACAGAAAATCATTATGAAAAAGGAAGACTGCTGCAGAATATTCAAAGTGGAGGACATAATGGACCTTCCGCAGGCTGTCATGGACATTGTCATGGGCGACAAGAAACGGCGCGATGCCATCTACAAAGAGCTGCTCGACATTAACGGGTATGACATGAGCTACGACTGGTTCAGACAGATGTACGAGGAGGAATTCGCGCAGCGCAAGAAACAGAAGCAGGACTTCACTCCTGTGGAGGTGTCAGAGATAGTGGCCAAGCTGGCTTTGCCCATAACCGGAACCATACACGAGCCGACAGCCGGCACGGGCGGTCTTATCATAAGCGCATGGTGGGAACAGTGCAAGCGTGTCATTCCGTGGGAGTATTTTCCGTCCCGGAATATGATAACCGTCTGGGAACTGTCAGACCGCGCCATTCCGCTGCTGCTGCTTAATCTCAGTATACGCGGCGTTATGGGGTATGTCTATCATGGCGACGTGCTTGAGCGCACGGTCAAGGCCCGCTATATATTGCTTAACGAAAATGACGACGCTCTCGGATTCAGCGATGTAGTCATCGCCAAGCCTGGAGACCGTATTGTAGAACAATAAAAGAAAAAAAGGAGGAAGTAAAATATATGACATTCTTTGAAGTTTTCGACAAGTGGCTGGAGGAGCATAAGGCGGAGGTGAAGGATACTACATTCGCCAAATACAGGTTTGACCGCAATACTTTCGCAAAGGTCATCGATGCAGATACGGATATATGCTCTCTTGACGAGATTAAGATGAAAGGTGTTTTTGAGACATTTTGCGAGCTTCAGATGAGCAGCCATTATAGAACCGATTTACTGATGGTCTTCAGGATGGTAATGCGCTATGCTGACAAAAACTTAGGCATAAGCAATCTGCCGTCAATAGACTGGAAGGTAAAACATGAAAAAGACAGTCGCAAGAACCCGACAAGACAACGTGTCAAGAGGTTTACTATGGATGAGTATGAGCGGATAATAAAGGTGTTTGAGAACAATCCCACTCCCGGCGGACTTGCCATTGTGGTTACGATGTTTACGGGTATACGCATAGGTGAAGCATGTGGTCTGAAGTTCTCCGACTTGGATTTCGACGAGGGAGTCATACACATACAGCGTACATGTGTGTCAATAACTAAAGATGTTCAAAAAATACTCCATCCCAACGAAGCTTATGTTATGTCTCGACAATTGCAGTCTCCCAAGAGTGCCACGTCAGACCGTTATATCCCGATGGTGCCAAGGTTACGTAAGATACTGCAGAACTATGCAAAGATTTACCCGGATGACTATTTCGTCGCTACGCTAAAAGACACACCGACTTGCACAAGGACTCTCAGGATATGGTTTCAGAATATGCTCAAGACAGCCAAAGTTCCATATCTTAACTATCATTGTCTGAGGCATACCTTCGCCACTCAGATGATAGAGAAAGGCGTAGACGTAAAGACTGTTTCTTCCATCCTCGGCCATGCCGGGGTTGAGATAACAATGGACACGTACTGCCATCCGTCTGACGAGGCGAAACGTGCAGGAATACAAAAGGCATTCAAGGGATTACTGAAGTGGTAAAACAATAAAGAAAAGACATGATAAGAAAGGGATGTATCTACATTGAAGAACAGCATAACCTCGGCAAGGGCAGAGAACAGAACGGACGCGGAACAAGCGGACGATTGGTTCGTGGCGTCGGTTTTGTCGGTCAGACAAGACGCAGATGGGTGTGCGAGTTCAGTTATCACAGAAAGCGCATACGATTCCGGTCTACCTGTTTCGGAAACGTGGTCGCATGGCGACTTATGATGCAGCATAGGCTAAGCGATTAAACAAATAAAAATCAAAATCAACAAGGACATAAAAGAAAGGAGCAAACGATGGCAACAATATATAAAGACGTCGAAGTAAAGATCGACACGGATGAGATATGGGAAGAAGTGCTTGACGATCTGTCTACGGAGGAAATCGAGGAATATCTGGAAGAACGACGTAAGAACAAAACTCCAGTCGTCTGCACATTAGAGGATGCGGAGAGTGGCTTGCTTGACATAGCCCAATTAAGGCTTTCCCCTAATCTGCTGTGCTGCAAGGACAGTGTCAAGAGAACCATCAACGAGATAATGGATGAATTGTGGTCGTAATGGTATCTTGCTATGAAATATGCATCCCCTACGAGGGTAACGAACATCTTGTAGGCACAATAGACAATCATGAACAAAACTAAAGTTATGGAAAATAACGTTGATAATGTTGTGGCTCTTGCAGACGTCTGTGAGGTGTTGCAGGGCAAGAACGTTGACAAGAAGAAGACCAACGACCGTGGAGAAGGTCTGCCTATCGTGATAGGCGCGTCCGACCTTATACAAGGACGGTTCGTTCCTAAACGATGGTGCAGTGAGAAGCTTAATTATCCGGTCTTCTCAGAAGAGGGCGACATAATAATCTCTGTAGTAGGTACGCTCGGCAAGATAGGGATAAATACTGACGGTCCGGCGATACTGTCAAAGCATGTTTGCGCCTTACGTCCCAAGTCGGGCGTGTCTCGCCAATATCTTATGGCAGTGGTGTCACGTCTATTGCTTGACGCAATACCTGATACTACGGACGAGGTGGTGCTCAGCTTTCAGAGTAAAGTGGATGTCGATGTATTGAAGACCATACGGTTCACGCTGCCCGAACTACTTGTTCAGGAGTGGCTGGTGTCGCGTCTTACGTCTATAGCCACTATGATACTCGCCTGTAAGGGAAAGAAAGAAGACTTCCTGTCGCGTGACGGAATTATCTCTGTAATAGAACAGGAACGAAAAGAGCAACGAGCGTATATGCGCAAGCTGTCTGAGAAACTAAGCGAGATCGCCGGCATGCTTGAAAATCTTCCTAAAGACAGCGAGACACTCCAGATGATAGCGGATTATCGCGGCATGTATTCAAGGCTTTTAAAAATTCAATAAAACATAAATTCATGAAAATTGACAATTCTGTAGTGGAAGTGTTGAAGACTTCCGAAATTGACGACTGTATTCTGCGTCTGCCAGGACAGTTAGACCGTAAGCTTTACGAACGTGTAAGCAAAGTGTTGAAAATGATCGGCGGCAAGTGGTCGAGCTCCAAGAAGGCGTTTGTGTTCAAGGAGGATGTCGGCGACGTCATTACGTCCATCGCTGACACCGGCGAGTACGTTTCAGACCGTCAGGAATTTCAATTCTTCCTCACTCCCAAGGCTCTCGCCCATGAAATCGTGAAGATAGCTGACATACGTGACGGGGAACGTACGCTTGAGCCGTCGGCGGGAATGGGCGATATAGCACGCTTCATGCCTTCTCCTGACTGCATAGAACTCGATCCGAGGAACCGGGCTGTACTCGAAAAGGCGGGATTCCACATCGTTGGTGATGATTTCATGGAATTCGAGCCGTCAGAGCCTTACGACGTAATAGTTATGAATCCTCCGTTCTGTAAGAGGCAGGATGCGCGTCATATACTTAAAGCCATATCTATAGCAAGACGCAAGGTAGTCGCTATAGCTTCGGCTGCTGTCCTATGGCGTAACGACGGCCCGTATGAAGAATTACGTAATGTCGTAGGGCAATACGGAGGGTATATGCGAGAGTTGCCCGACAAATCATTCAAGGAATCAGGGACGATGGTAAAGACAGCTCTTGTCGTAGTTGAAAAGGATTATGACAAACAAGAAGAAAGAAATGAAAATTGAATTAACGATTAAACAGGCTGACAACGGAATGGTTGTCGAGACAGGTGAGTATGTGACGGTAATAGAGAACACGCACTCTGCTGAGGAAGGCAGAAAAGACAATCTTGTCCATGAACTCGGACGTATGTTCTTCCAGCATGTCAATTTCGTCATGAACGAAGAGCTGACAAACGAGGTGAAAGTGGAGATAGAGATAAATAAAACCGAATAATATATGAAAAAGATAATGTTCAACGACCGCTACGGCCTCACCCAAGAAGACATCTTCGCCGTGGATTGGAAGTTGGTAGTCCCACCAACACATTAAAAACATAGAAGTATACTAACATGAAACAATTCATCGCACGTACCATCTGTGCCATTCTCTTGTCCCCAATCCTTGTCATAATGCTCATAGGCTACATTCCATTCGCCATCTTCAAGGGGCTGACAGACAATATCAATTTCAACGAATACTTCATTTTCGTAGAAAGAATCACGGATTACCTGCTTCTCCCCGTCACCCGATGGCAAGATAGAAAGGATCGTTACGAAGAGCTAAAACGTACATCGAAGTGGTATCGCAAGGAAAACAAAAGGCTCAACGACATACTCGATAATAACATCCAAAACAACAAATCATGCAAGCAATAACAATCATGACAAGAGAACAAATAAAGAAAGCCCTTCCTCTGATGCGGGCATTTGCGGAAGGCAGGACCATCCAGACCAAGAACGGTTCAAGATGGATAGACATTGACGATAACGATGATCTGAACATTGAATCTATAGCAGAATATTCCGACTGCTTTCGTGTAAAACCGAAGACCGTATATCGCCCCTTCCGCAACGCCGAAGAATGCTGGCAGGAAATGCTCAAGCACCAACCTTTCGGCATCATGAGCAGCAAGAACAGAAAGGATTACATGTCTTTCAAGTCTCTCATCGACGAAGGCTGCGACTTCTGCGGCTACGAAGGCGAAAGCTTCGAGTCTGCATTCGATGACATCCAATTCGCCGACGGCACACCCTTCGGAGTCAAAGCGGAACAATAAAATAAACATTTGTTGAAAAATAATCGCTCACTTCCTTGTATAATCAACAAAAGTTTATTATTTTTGTATGTAAAATACAGCATACAATGACAGAGATAAAAGACAGAATCAAAGATCTTGCCGAGCGGAACCGCAAGGCGACAACAGAGGAAGAGCGTGCTGCTGTAGCGGCAGAAATGCAGTCTCTAAGGGATGAGAACGAGAAAGAGTTTACTGAAGCTCTTGAATCGCTCATCGAGACGACATCCAAGGAAGCGGAAGAACTGCGTATGGCAGAACGTCTCGGCGAGATTACGGACATGGTTTCGATGGCGTACATAGCGAAGACATACTTCAAGAAGTCGCGCTCATGGCTTGCACACAAACTCAACGGCAACACGGTCAACGGAAAGCCTGCCAAGTTCTCCGACGAGGAACTTGAGACCCTGCGTTTTGCCCTCAATGACATTTCAGACAAGCTAAGCTCAATGAGCAAGGCATTGTGATTTGTATTTTGTTTTTTCACACAACAGCCTCCGGCGTATCGAACATCAGAGGCTTTTTCGTTTCTGAAGCCCCTGATTTTGCGGATAACAATGTGATAACAATGTTATTTTGACAAGGCTTTAAAATATCATTGTTATGGCTTTGGAGTAATGCGGAATTTCGCTAAATTTGCGTCAGACAAAACGACTTCTTTTTTAGGTCATAACGATATACTTTACAACTCCGGCAAACCTGAACAGAAATTCTTTCTTCCTCCTCTGGGACGGTGAGCCGGCTTTTTCTTTTTTAAGGCATGAGTCACAAGTGGTGGCAAAATATCAGGAAACTTTTCAAGCGCGACTCTGAAAGCCTGTCTTCCAGCAGCCGCAGAAGACTCGCTACCTCCGGTGACGGAAACATCCTTTTTTCTCCTTATGGTGACGGTTCGGCAATGGCGGTTGCTACTGTCTATCGCTGCGTGAAGCTTCTCGGTGATTCCGTCGCAAGTCTGCGTCTTCAGTATATGCGGCGCAAGAACGGACGCTATACTGAATACACGCAGAGCAATCTCCATTATCTTCTTACAGTGCAACCGCAGCCGGAGATGTCAGCCGTGGCGTTCTGGTCGATGGCTGTGCAGATGATGCTTGTCCTCGGCAATGCCTATATATATCCACGTCGGATAATGGGAGAGATAACGGACCTTGTGCTCTGTTCTCCGCATACGGTGTCGCACGACGCCATCAACGGCAAATACCATATCACTGACAGCTACAACGGCGTGTACGGAACCTTCGACGAGGAAGACATCATACATCTTTATCTCCATACCAGCGACGGACGCAGGGGAGAAAGCGTACTCTCGTATGCCGCGCGTACGATGCAGATAGCAGCATCCGGCGAAAGGGAGACCGGATACCGTTTTCAGAACGGAGGAAACGTGCACGGTATCGTATCGAATGATAATACCGTGACAGGATTCGGCAATGTTCAGGACGACCAGCTTGACAACGCTGCAGAGTCGATGGACGTGAGGTTCCAGTCGGGCGAGAGAATAGTCTCCGTCCCCGGCAACGTCGAGTTCAAGCAGATTTCGCTCTCGTCCACCGACATGCAGTTCCTTGAGACGAGAAAATTCACGGTGCGAGAGATATGCCGTTTCTTCGGTGTTCATCCGTCGTTCGTATTTGACGACACAAGCAATAACTACAAAAGCGCAGAAATGTCAAACGTGGCGTTTCTGAGCAATACCCTTAATCCGATACTCCGACGTATAGAAAGCGAGCTGGAGCGCAAGCTTATCTCAAGAGCGAACTGCTGTCAGGAGAAATTCATGTTCGACCGCCGCGGCATATACGCAATGGACCTTCAGGCGCTCGCCGACTACCAGAAGAAGACCATCGAAAGCGGCATCTATACCATCAACGACTGGCGACGCATCGAGAACCAGCCCGAAGTGGAAGGCGGCGACACCGTGTACGTGTCGGCGAATATCAAGCCTCTGGGTTATCAGGATAATGCGGTGTCAGGAGGAGAACAATCAATGCAATAAAAGTATGATAAAGGAAAGAACAATATCAGTAATGTCCGGACTCCATCTGCGTGAAGCGACGGAGGAAGGAAAGGAAAGCCGCACGATCGAGGGTTACGCCCTGAAGTTCGGTGTACGGTCGAAGCTGCTCTGCGAATGGTGGAGAAGCTATTATGAAGTGCTCGAGCCGGGCTGCATCACCATGGACACGCTGAACAAGCAGGACATACGTCTCACCATGTTCCATGACCAGAAGATCATCCTCGGAAGAAGCAAGAACGGCAGCGGCACGCTGAACTACGAGGTTGACGAGGTGGGCGTGAAGTTCTGGGCTGAAATGCCCCGTACGGCTGACGGCGACAAGGCTCTGGAGCTGGTGCAGCGCGGTGACATCGACGGATGTTCCTTCATCTATTCAACCGATGAGGCTGACTCAGAGAATGCGGTAAGCTATGAACGCACGAAAGAGAAGGACAGCGACGGCGATGACATCCTTATCCGTCACGTGAAGCGAATTGACAACGTGTACGACTTCACCATAACTCCCAATCCTGCCTTCGAACAGACCGACGTCACACGTCGCGAAGTGGAAAGGACAGGGGTGTCGCTTGAGGATGTGCATCCGGTGGATGTGGAGAAGAAGAGCCGGGAACTGAAGGAGCTCCGAGAGGTAATAGACCGCAGGATCGACTGAGCGTACCCGTAAATGGAATCATTTTGTTTAATTTTAATTTAAAGTTTTGTTTTTATGAGTAAGGTAAAATTCAACTTCCGCGAAGCCTACGAGCGTATTGACGCTATCAAGGCTCGTCTCAAGGAGATGGCTGAAGGTCTTGAGAAAGACAAGGCCCGCAGTGAGCTCACCGAAGCGGAGAAGGGAGAAAAGAAGGCTCTCTATCGAGAAATGGACATCCTTGAGATGAAGATCAAGGCCAACACCGAGAACATCGTGGTCATGAAGCGTGAGGACGCAGAGGAAGCGAACCGTCAGATGAGAGAGTGTATTTCCCAGAACAAGCGCTTCGAGCTGAAGATCAGCCGTGCCGTCGCAAGCGACTTCGGCGGCAACACTTCCGGCTACCTCAATCCGGACGCATCGACAAATCCCGGCCCTGTAACCATGGGCGACATCGTGGAGCCTCTTTACGGCAATCTTATTCTGTCCGCCATCGGTTCTCCTTTGCTTACCGGTCTTAAGGGTAACTATCAGTGGCCAGTAGTGGAGGCATTCGAGGCAACCATCAATGACGAGGGCGCCAAGCTTGGCGACACCAAGATTCCCCTCAGTAAGCTCATCGCGAAACCGGAGCGTATCGGCGTGGCGGTTCCTATCACACGCGAGGCTCTCAATGAGACTGCGGATCTTCTTCAGACCGTAGCCACACAGTACATGCCTGTTGCCGTCGCAGCGCTCATGAACAAGATCATGTTTTCGAAGACAAAGGTATCGAACGCCACCAATCTTGTGGGTCCGTTCGTCAATCTCAAGGCAGCAAACAAGATGGAGTATACAGGCGAGGTTCCGACATACAAGGAACTTCTCAATCTCAAGGGTCTCGTCCTCGGTTCCGGCATCATGCCCGAGGGTCTGTGCTACGTCATGACCGAGACGGAGAAGGCTCTGCTTGAGGGTTCTCCGAAGTGGGAAGGTTCGAACCAGGCTATCGTGGATGACAACGGCAAGATTGCAGGCGTGCCCGTCTTCTGTTCTCCTTACGTGGCAGAGGGGGATGTTCAGTTCGGTTCGTTCAAGTATGCCCCGCAGGGTATCTTCGGCGAAATGACAATCATTGTGGACCCTTACACTCTCGCCCGCAAGAACTCCATCGACTTCGTGATAAACCTCGACTACGCTCTGACCGTACTGCGTCAGGAGGCGTTCGCGCAGCTCAGCAAGCACGCAGGTTAACCAGGTAAAGACAAAAGGCTGTCATGGCAACAATACCGTTAAGTCTGCTCAAGAAGCATGTCCGCGCCGATGATTTCGACACCGACGACGAGAAGCTGCAGCTCTATCTCGATGCAGCCGAAGAACAGGTGGTTCTGGCAACGAACCGGACCGTCGACGAGCTTATGAAGATGGGCGATGGAGCCCTTCCTCCGTCCATCGTGCAGGCGGTTATGCTGATGGCCGGCTCGTGGTACGACAACGCGGAAGGAACGCAAGGCGTGCAGCAGCACGAAGTTCCCTTCGGCGTGTCGGCACTGGTGAAACCGTTTGTCAGGATACGCCGTTATAAGGAAGGAGACGAGGAATGAAGGCAGGCAGACTCAAATATAAGCTCATAGTGAGACGACCTGTAGTGACGGCGAACCGCTTCGGCGAGAAATCGACGGTATGGGAGCGCTGCGCTACGGTCTGGGCGGAACGCCGGAAACTGACAGGCTCGCGGTCTGACGAGGTAGGCGAAGCCTTTGCCGACTATCGGACAGAGTGGAACGTGCGGGACGCCCATCATATTGAAGAAGGCTGGCGTGTGGAACACATGGGCGGGCATCTTTACACCGTCGTCTCCGTCATTCCGAACATTGACAGAGGTTTCAATACCTTGGTCTGTGAGAGAATAAACGAATAAATATATTAAAGCATGAATCATGGCAAACAACAGAGTCACAGACATAAAGAATCCGTTCAAGGAAGTCTTCGAGGCGCTTAATCTGAAAGAGCAGCGCAAGGCGATGAAGGGTGCCATGAGACGTGAGGGAAACCGGGTGAAGAGAGCTGCCATAGCCAACCTTTCGTCGTCTCCGGGCGGCAAGGGAGGCAGACCTCTCGGAGCCGGAACCCGTCAGAAGGTGTCGCGCGGCATTTACGTCCGTACCTATCCGGAACGCTACGGAACGGGATTCATGGTGAGCGTGAAGCCGCACGGAAGAATCAGAGGCGTCCATCAGAACCGTCAGGGATATCTCAAGCCGGTGCTCATGTGGGCGGAAGACGGCACGAGGAGCCGTAACGTAGGCCGCAGGAAGAAGTCGTTCTTCAGCAGCAGCCGATGGAGCGGAGCCAAGGTGCGCAACTACAAGCGCAGCGGTCATTCCACCGGCTATATGCGCGGTTACCACTTCCTTGAGAAGACCGAGCGCGAGACGGCTGACGGCGTGGAGAACCGCATCTTCGACGATTTCAGAAAGAACATTGACAAGGCAGCCCGCAAACGCGGCCTGTCGGATTAAGAGAACAAGGAAAATGGAAAAGGAAAGGAGTTCGCTAAGTGCAGGCATCGTCATTCGTGATGTCCTGCTGGACAATGAAAAGGTGAAGGAAATCACATGTAATATCATTCCTGTATTTTCTCCTACCGAGAATCTGATATTGCCCTACGTGACATACAGACGTCTGAGGCTTGACGGCAGAACGGCAAAGACAGACCCGCGCAGAGCGGAAAGCGTGGAGATGGAAGTGGCGTGCTACGCATCTGGTTATTCCGAAAGCGTTGACCTTGCTGAGGCTGTGCGAGTCGCTCTCGATCACAAGACGATGTCGTCCGATGGTCTTAGTCTCCGCAGCTGTACACTTGTTGACAGCAGTGAGACGTACGAAGGGGACGCTTTCGTCCAGGTTCTTGTTTTTGATGTCAGAGTATAAACAAATTTAACACATAACAATATGGCAGAAGTAAACGATTATGTAAACGGCAGCGACCTGCTGCTGAAGGTAGGCGGCAAAGCCGTCGGTCATTGTACCTCGCATACGCTGACCTTCAACACCGAGACCAAAGACCGCGCCGTCAAGCCGGCGGCAAGCGAGAAGAAGTCGAAGGGAATGTGGAAGGGCAAGGGTGTCACCGGCCTTAGTATGTCCATCAGCTTTGAAGGGCTTGTCTTCTACGGCGAGACAGAGAACGGTTACGAGGAGATTGCTCCGCTTTGGGGTAAGGGAGCCAGTGTGGAGGTGGGGGCGTTCAAGCGAGAGAAAGACACTACTCCTTACGTCAAGGGCAACTTTGTCATCGCGTCACTGGAACAGCAGGCCCCGGCGCAGGATGACTCTACCTACAGCGGATCTCTTGAGAACGACGGAGAACCCGAGATTTATCCGGGCAAGACTACAACGGGCGAAAACGTATAACAGATATGGCAAAGCTTACAATAAAGGTCAACGGCGAGGAATACCCTTGCCGTCAGACCATGGGCGCAATGCTGCGCTTCAAGGAAGAAACCGGAAAGGAAGCCACCGAGATTGACGGTAGTCTTTCTGACATGTGCGCATATCTGTTCTGCTGCGTAAAATCGGCATGCAAGAGAGAAGGCAAGGAGTTCGACATGTCGCTTATGGAATTTGCGGACAGTCTGACTCCGGAGGACATCACGGAATGGACGGAATCCATAAACGGCAACACAGAATACCAGGAAGATGCTGGCGCTGAAAAAAAAAATTAGGCATCCTTGAACTGTTGGGTATAGCCGTTGGAGACATCGGCTTGCCCTACAGCGATTTCTGCATGTTCACTCCGGAAGAGTTCGGCAGTATATACAAAGCGTATGCGGAACGGCAGGAGACGCAATACAGAACGCAATGGGAGTGTATGCGTACGCTTGCGTTCTTCACCGTGCAGCCGTACGCAAAGAAGGGTCTGACCCCTCACAAGCTGTTTTCGTTCCCGTGGGACGGAAAGGCGGAAAGGGACAATAAAGATTCTTCAAAAATCTCCAAAAGCGAAGCTCTGGCAAGATTCAGAAAGGTTCTCGAAAAGACGAGACGAATTTAGCGGGTACGCCCCGTCCGTTCGTCCCAGTCAATTAAATCCAATTGTCCGAAGGAATAAAAGAACACAGCGTAACTGGCGACTGTCGTTGTCAAGCATCCCATCGACAACCCGTCGAAAGCGCTATATGCTAAACTTCCAATCAAAACAAAGAAGGACAGTACGGCGATCGTGTTCCAACGTTCGAATTTCTTCGAATGCTTTCTTCGAGGGACGGTCTCTGTGCCGACAACTTCGATACTGACGATTTTCGCCTTGAGTTCTTCCTTGTTGACCGTATCTTTGCTTGAGACTTCTGATTTGGAATCGGTATTCTGGTTCATAACTGATTATTAAAATAAATACTTTACATCCCCAAAGATACGAAGAATATCTGACAGTCAGGTTACTTACACGCTGAAAATATGGCAAAGGAAATAAAATTTAACGTTAAGCTGGCCGTTGACGGTAAAGAACAACTGGTTGCGGCTACCGCCTCAGTGGAAGACTTGCACAGAGCCCTTGGCGCAGCAAGAACGGATACTGAGAAGTTCAATAAAACGATATTGAACTTCAACCAGTATGTCCAAAAGATCCAGAATGTAAACAGCGCCGTTTCACAAATTGCGAGTACTCTCAATTCCGTAACAGAAGAAAGCCGTACTTTCAGTGCATCCATGAATGCAGCCAATACGATGGCGGGGAAAAGCGGAGAAAACTTCGCCAAACTCAAAAGTGAAGTGACGGAACTTTCGAAGACCTTGCCGGTGGCGCGTGAAGAGCTTGCCAACGGACTTTATCAGGTCATAAGTAACGGCGTACCTGAAGACAACTGGCTTGAATATCTTAACAAGTCGGCAATAGCCTCCGTCGGAGGTATTGCTGATCTTGGAGAGGTGGTAAAGGTTACGTCAACGGTAATCAAGAACTACGGACTTGAATGGGATGCCGCAGGAGACGTCCAGGACAAAATACAGCTCACGGCGAAGAACGGTGTTACGTCGTTCGAGCAGCTTGCCGGTGCCCTGCCACGAGTGACCGGCAATGCAGCCACTTTGGGTGTGAGTATAGACGAACTTCTGGCAAGCTTCGCCACACTCACGGGTGTAAGTGGAAATACGAACGAGGTGGCGACTCAGATGGCTGCAATTTTTACCGCTTTGGTAAAACCGTCAAGCGAAGCAAGCAAGATGGCGCAGCAGATGGGTATAGAGTTTGACGCGGCAGCCATCAAGGCGGCAGGCGGTTTCAGTAATTTCCTTACTAATCTCGACAAAAACGTCAAATCCTTTGCACAGAGCAGCGGTATGCTTGAGCAGGAAATCTACGGAAAGCTGTTTGGAAGCGCCGAGAGTCTGAGAGCATTGGGACCGCTTACAGGACAGCTTGCGTCCAAGTTTGACGAGAACGTAAAAGCGATGAAGGGCAGCGCGGGAACCATGAAGGAGTCTTTTAACGCTGTCGGCAAAAGTGGTTCAGCCAAGCTGCAGATGTTTAAAAACCGATTCTCGGAATTGACAGACGGCATATCGTCGGCAGTAAACGGTATAATGCCCGGCTTGAATATGTTGTCACAGGCTGGAAATGTACTTGTCTCCATATTGGCTTTAAAGGGAGCTTTCGACTTCTTTAACGTCAGTCTTACGATAACCAAAGCTCGTGTATTTGCCACTAATGCGGTCTTGATTGTGTCAAGATCCACAATGATAGGTACAGCAGCCGTAACAAGAGTGCTGCAAGCTGCGTTTACGGGTGCAGCTGTCGGAGCCACTACGCTGAAAGTGGCTATCAAGTCTCTACTTATATCCACCGGCGTAGGTATTGCCATCTGGGCACTGACGGAAGCCATATCTTATCTTGCGACATCTTCAGACAAGGCGGCAGACAGTGTAGGTGGCTTGTCAGCTGAGGAAGAAAAGGCAAAGGCGTTGCGTCAGCAGGAGATACAGCAAAGAACGGAGATTGTATCCGCCATCAATACGGATATAGCCAAACTGAAAGAATTTAAGGGCGGCAAGGAAGCCGAAAGAAAAATCGTAGCTTCCATGAACAACACCTACGGCGAGACTTTGGGATATTATTCTACTGTCGCACAATGGTACACAGCTCTTACAGCCAACAGTAAGGCTTATTGCAATCAGATGATCAACGAAGTCAAGATACGTAAGCTCGCCAATGAAATTGCAGATCTTGATGAAGAGGAAAAGAGCGTGCTGTATGACGAGAATGGAAAGAAGAGAAAGTATAGCACGAAAAGAAAAGTACACACAAAAAAGACAACTTTTTCCTCAGGGGTAAATGGAGAGAATGTTACTCTGTATACTCCTGTAGAAGAGGTGGGTTCCAGTGATCTTGACAAAGCTACCGCTACAGTCAAGTCAATTCGTAATAAAAAGCAGACGAAGAAAAACGAGTTAGAACGCTTAGTAAGAACAAACAATGACATCTCGTACAAACGGACTTCCGGATATAGAACAACTCCTCCGCAGACAGGGTATTCTTCCGTTACTCCAAAAAACAAGAATATAGATACGAAAAACGGCAGTACTACTCCCCCACCCGCAGTGGGTTCGATCGACTGGTATGACAACAAGCTTTCCGAAATACGCAAGAAAATCTCTGCTTCTACCGATGAGGCTGCTGCAAAGTCACTCCAGGAAGAATACGACAGGATAGACGCCCTGCTGAAGGAGAAGAAACTCCGTATCGGAATAGAGAAACAGGATCAGCCAAAAGACGTGGAAGAAAAAAAGGTTGGGGACTCGTATTTCAACGAAACCGACTATCGAAGCAGAGAACCGGAATACATACGTAAGGTTTACGAGTCTGCCCAAAATAAGGTAAACCGTATACAGACGGATCTTGAGATAGGTCTTATAGATAAAGGTGAAGCCCAGCGTCAGATTGATGCGCTGAACGAACAGATATCCGGATTGAACGACAGTCTTAAGCCCCTGAAGCTGGATGTCGATGTAGACAAGAAAGGATTCGACAAGGTGTTCGGCGATATTAAAAGCGGATGGGGAAGTATACAGGGTGTAGGCAATGGTATTCAGGGAATAAGCGATGCCTTGGAAGGTGACGGAAACGCATGGCAGAAAATAACCGGTCTGATAAACGGATTTATCTCAACGGCGGAAGGCGTACAGGGAACTGTGAAGCTGTATAAGATGCTTACTGCTGCAACAACGGCACATACCGCTGCATCGACAACGGATGCGTCGGCAACGGCTGGAGAGACTGCGGCATCGACCGCCAATACTGCTGCAAAGAGCGGAGAAGCTATAGCCAACGCCACTGCCAGCGGCGCGAAACTGCCATTCCCGGCAAACCTTATCGCTATTGCTGCAGGTGTGGCAGCTGTTGTAGCGGCGCTTGCTGCCGTTTCCGGTTTCGCTACCGGTGGTGTCATCGGCGGTTCTTCAACTTCCGGTGACAGGAAGTTCGCACGAGTCAATTCCGGAGAAATGATTCTCAACAAGTGGCAGCAGGCCCGTCTGTTCCAGATTGTCAACACTCCTCGTTTTGTGCCGCCTACGTTTACGGCACCTACACAGCAGAGGGTGGACATTCCCCGTATGGCAGAACTTGCACCCAACATTCTTGATATTAAAGTAACGCTGGAAGGCAGGACGCGCGGCACTGATATAGTACATACAGCCGAAAATGTCCGCAAGATAGCCTCTAAATCCGGACGAAGGTCCAGACTTGTATAATCACGCTAAACATTACAATATGTATATACACGGAGAATTTGCCAGTACGTCAGGCAATATTATAAAGGTGGAAATACTCACCAGAGGAGACCGTTCCGTCGTCAGGGAGATTGGCGTGGAAGAAGACGGTATTCTCTGGCAGGACGACCCGGTGGAGATAAACAACGAGATGAACGACACCTTCGATCATCTGTTACGTCATAGTGCGACTATACATATATCGTGTTCATCTTTCATCAGCGACTTCTACAACACAACTTGCCGTGACGCTGTCGTCAATATAAGACGTAACGGGAAGATGGTGTTCGCGGGATTCATCGAGCCTTTGGCATTTTCGCAAGGATTTTGCGAAGTATGGGACGACGTGGACCTCCACTGTATAGACGCCATATCAGCCTTGCAATACTCAAACTATCTCAATATAGGACAGGGCGGTGATACATACGACACAGCAATAGGAAAGGCAGGAATGCGATCGATGTTTGACGTTCTGAACGATACCATAGGCAAGACAGCTGCCACACTGGATATCAGCGGGGACGGATATTCCCTGCTGTACGACGGAAGCAAATACAATGATAAAGGCAACAGATGGAATGTCTTTTCGGAGATAATGGTGTCAGAACTTCTCTTTCTCGGTGACAGTGAAGACGACATCTGGACGGAAGACTCTGTTGTGGAAGAGATAATGAGATATCTTGACCTGCATATCATGCAAGAAGGCACTACGTTCCGGATTTACGCGTGGGAGACTGCGAAGGGAAATGACGGAATAGAATGGAGGGACATCCGGAGTCCGAGAGAGACGAAGGAATCAACGACGCGTAACGTTACAGACATTACTTTGGACATCGCTGATGACGATAAGACCGAGATTGAAATTGACGAATCCTTCAATAAGCTTGTTCTTAAATGCGATACCAAAACAATGGATTCCATCATAGAATCCCCTCTCGATGAAAGCAGTCTGTCTTCGCCTTTCTCCGGGAAGCAGCTGTATCTTACGGAATATTCATCCGACGGTGAAGGAATGAAGGCGTTCGCCGCCTTCTACGAAATGATACACGAAGGGACAACGGACTTCGATGCGGCAAGCATAACGGACTGGTACGTATGGGTGATGAAGCATCCTCAGTGGACGTTCCGTCCTCAGGTGGTAGTTACCATGGACGGCGGAGTGTTTTCTCCATATTCCGGAGAAAACAAGAGACAGAATGCTCTACCCGACCATCTCGGCATGTACCCTGGCTCTGCAATCATCAAGATGGGAAAGATAGTGACAAAGGCAAAGACGAATGACAACTCTCCTACTTCGAAGGTGGATATGAGCAGCTGTATGGTTATATCAATACATGGTAACCTCAATGACGACAAAGACACAACCTATCCGAATGAAGACGTTATAAAGTCATGGATTCCATGCGCGGTCTACACTGGCAATAAGGCGGGCGGGGTCTTTTCGTCAGCGGATGAGTCCGTAACAAATTACATCGTTATCTCCGGAAACATCGTCCTGGCTCCTGTCATGAAGGTTACGGGCGAATACAAACTGCTGCATGATAAGGAAGAATGGAATAATGAATTCTCCGCATGGTGGCACAAGACCGTACCGTCACGTAATAACAAGGATGGCAGATACTATACCCGTAAGTTCTGGAAGGCGGAAAGACCGAATGACGAACCGCAGTGGAATGAAGGCTATACTTCCGGTCTGATGCCTTTTACCAACGAAGGACCTCAGGAATACAAGTTCAACTATTGTACCATAAAAGACTCGTCAGACAAAATCTCCAAAGTGGCCATTCTTGCCTGTATGCTTGTCATCGGCGACAAGTGTGTCGTTGAAAAGCGAATCGGAGAAACATTCTTTCCTGGAGACGTACCGGGAACCGGAGAAGGAAAAATAACAGACTACGCATGGAGGCCGTATAAAAAGCGTGAAGAATGCGCGAATGATGACGAGTATTACTCCCAGTCTTTCACCATCGGATTCAACCCCAAAATCGGCGACTACATCATAGGAAAGGAATACGATATACAGAACAACATCAGTTATCGGATGAACATAGACGCCGAAGGTACGGCTATACCTATCAAGAGTTCTGACAAGCTGAGCGGTGCTGTAAAGTTTGAAATATTAGGTCCGGTGAACGAAGTGTGGAACGATGTTACCCGCCGTCACAAAACATGGTTCAAACGTGAGAAATGGAAAGAGAAGGACGTTTCTCTTCTTGCTCACACAGATAACATTATACTCAAGAATTTCGAAGTAAAGCTTTATAGTGACAGCGGAGGTTATGAAAGCAACAATGACGATAACGATATTATCTACATGAGTGACACTGCCGAAGGGTTTAGCAACGTCAAGGACGATCTCGAATTCAAATTGACAAGCGACCTGACTTCTGAAGAAAGACAGCTGTTGGGAGTGTCAAGCGGCATATACCTTTCTACTCCTCTTCTTGCTTCCTCCGGCAATGGATTGTTAAAGATCCGTGATTACAATACAGGAGAAGAGGCGAAGCCCGAGCAGTTGTATATAAACGCACATTACGACGACTGTCATGTTCCGAGAGTGACTTTAAAACAAAACATCAAAGACGAAGAGTGTGACGTTTCCTTGTTCGACCATTACAGGCATCCGGCTATGAATAAAGAGTTCTGGATTACCGGTTTTGGATACAATCTGAAATACGACACGGTAAATTTAGCATTACGCGAGATATGATAGATATCAAAATATTCTCAAAGCCCAAAGGCGCCAAGATATCGTCTGGAGGGTCCTCGTTTGCTTCCGTTTCAGCAGCAGCACCAACTGGCAGAGCCGCTGAGGCTGATCATGCAAAAACCGCAGATACGGCAAAAACCGCAGAACTGGCAAGGCTGGCAGAGATGGCGCAGGATGTCAGTCCGGACGCCCCAGAGCTCAAGCATTATTTGCGTAAAGATAAAGACGATGAAGCTAATGGTGTTATCCGCTTCCTTCGCGGTCTTACCGTTGGAAGGACTGGGGACGGATATGGCGTGACGGGCGAGGGTGCTGCCACGCTGAGCAGCTGTGTGGTGGAGAGCGTGCGCAACGCTGAGGCTACTGACGAGGACCGAACCATCGTGGGCGGCAAGGGCTTTGACCTCTATATGGGTAAGGACGGCAAGAGCCATCTCTACATTGACTACTTGACGACAAGGACGAAATTCTTCGCTGCGAGCGCTGAGGTGAGAAAGGTGAGCTATTCGGGCGGCACTACACTCTTCTCTAATGCCGGGTCTACGATTGTGAAGGTGGCTCACGTACTGGATGATGCAGGAGTGACTGTCGGCTACAAATGCTATGCTGCTGCTGATGACGGCACGACACGAACGGCTAACTGGTGGCATGTGGGCATGATGGCGCTGTGCCAGACCTTTAACGTGAAGGCTGGCGTGACGGAGAACCTTCAGAACCGCTACTACTGGCGCCTTGTGGTGGGCACGGGACAGGAAACATTAGAGGACGGCAAGCTGTATGACTACGTGATACTGTCAAACAAGAGGACGTTCATGGGCAGCGAGGCTTGCATGCCGGTGACCTCGCAAAGGGTGATAGGAGCTGACGGGAAGGCGTTAGTGTTCGGCGACGTGATGATACAGGTGACCACAACGGGCGAGAAGCAGAGCTTAGCGGCGGTGTTCGAGGAGCAGGAAGGCAAGACAACCGACGACGGCAACAACGTCATAGCAAACCGCATGTTCTTCGGCTACGAACCAGCCGCGGACGGAGGAGAGCCTGACGTGCCGCAGCCTTACGACGTGATAGTACAGGCAGGAGACCAGATACAGTGGAACCGCTTCGGCAACCTCTACAAGCTGACGACATCGACGGAGGACGGAAGCGACAACGGAAACGCTCCTGGCATTGCGATGTATCATGCGATGGGTGCGCCTTACAAGACGGGGGACACGGTGAATCCGTATCAATGGAAAACGCTGACTTCATTAGATTCCCCTCTCCTTGTGCTCAAGAATGCCAAGAACTTCAAGTTCTTCACCGATGACAACCCTGACAATATCATCGACCCTGTGACGGTGACGTACGACCTTGTACCATCCTCGGAATATATCATCCGCAAGCCGAACTCTCAGACGGCGACACCGAACGACATTACCTTCACGCTTCGCAAGCGCACGGGCAACGTGACTGAGGACATGAAGGACGGATATTTGCTGACGGCGGACTACACTACCACTGCGGGCGAAAGCAAGAGCGGCGTGGCGATAAACCGCCTGTCTGACATTGGCGTAAGCTTCTACCTCCTCGCTTCGGTGACGGTACGGGCAACTGTCAAGGCGGACAACACCACCGTGGCTCTGACACTTCCGATTCTCTCTGACGGCGCGAAAGGCGATACGGGCACAAGCTTTAAGGTGCTCGGCTACGCTCTTGCACATGTCAAGACATACGCGGAGCTACAGCAGATAACGCCTACGGACGGCGGTCTGTATCTTGTGGACGACACAACGGGTATGGAAGGCGGCGGAAAGAAGCCCTGCGTGGTGCAGTGGAAGAACGGCAAGTATATCGTGTGTGACTCAAACGACGGCGACTCGTATAAGATAGGCGAAATACTCTGGACAAATACTGGAACCTACTGGCTTGACATCGGCAGCGTGAAGGGAGAGGGTGTGGTGATATCGGACATGAGCGTGACGTACGCCATCTCTGACAGCGCTACGGTGACACCTACGGAATGGCAGTCAGCCATCATCGCCGCCACCGACGCGAAGCCCTATCTCTGGACGAGGACAACGGTGACCTACAAGGATTCGGAGGGAGAGCATACGACGGTGTCATACGCCATAGCCTACAAGGGCAAGGACGGCGACAAGGGAGACCCCGGAGCAAACGGCCAGGACGCGGTGGAGTTTATTCTAAAGAATGCGCCTCTTGTGTTTGACACAGACGAGAACGGCGTGGTATCGGCAAGTGTCAGCAAGACTGCCACCATACAAGTGATGCGTTCCGGTAAGAACATCACATCGGAGGTGAGAAATCTTTTCCCAAGCAACAGCAACATAGGATGCGGAAAACCGACGCTGACAAAGCAGGAGGACGGCATAGGCGTGACGATATCGGGGGCTTCGATAAACAAAGACAGCACGCTCGGTGTGAGTGTGACGAGCGGATACGTTATCGTGTATATGACTATCGGAGGTACGCTGTACTCTCAGCAGATACCCTTTATGGTGAACATGGCGAAGTTTACGGGCGCTATATCGGCTGACAACAAGAAGCTGCGGACGGACTATACGGAGCTGACGAACCGTGTGGGCACTGTGGAGACGGACGTAAACGGCATCCCCATCAAGACGCAGGGAGAGCTGACGAAATACACCTCGACCATTGAGCAGACGGCCCGTGAAATATCGCTGAAGGTGAGCACTGCCGTCGTCGAGCGACGCAACCTTCTCCCCGGTTCTGCCTTCCGCAAGCAGGGTGAGGGATGTGACTTTATGAGGTCGAAGATTGTGTGCAGTATGCCTTTTGACGGCACAAACATACTTTTGGCTGCGGAAACGAAAGCGGCTGGTCCGCGATGGAACGGAGCTGGCAGCACGCACAACATACACGTAACGAAAGGCAAAGAGTATACGCTGGCGTTCTGGGCGCGTGCAAAGTCGGTGGCAGTAAGAGTGCTGGGCGAAGTAAGGTGGAAAAAGTCTGCTACAGACACGAGTTATCCTGCGGGTTATGCAGGTCCTGCTGGCAGTGCAAACCTCGGTGTCGAAAGCGTATCGCCAGCAGAAGGCTGGCATTTGTACCGCCGTACGTTCACCGTCGCCGCCGATGCCGCTTACGAGTGGATTGACGTGAGCTGCTTCAAGGCTGACAATACAACGGCTAATGAGCAGGTTTACTTCGCCCACCCGATGCTTATAGAAGGAAGCGCTGAAGATTACGTCTGCTGGGGCCTGTCGCCTAATGACTATAACTATATAGGCGGCAACCTTCTTGACAACACACGCACGTTTGCCAAAGGCGGCAATCTAACACGAATGGACGCGTCAGTGGTAACTAACGAGTCGTACAACAACGGATGTTCGGTAATATATGCCAACGCTGCGTCCAAGTTCATAGAGATGGCGCAGTGGAGTGTTGCTCCTTTTATCAAGAAAGACGAGGACTATATGTTTTCGTTCGTAGCGAAGGGTAGCGGTACTCTCAGTGTGTTCATGTGGAATGGCTCTAATCTAAGCATATTCGCCGAAGACAGCGAAAGCGCCACAACGAAGACCGACGTCGATGGTGCACGTAGCTTCAATCTTACAAGCGACTGGAAGCGTTATTGGGTGCATTGGCGTTCAGAGGGCACGGGATTACCTAACTACGCTCTTATACGCTGCGTGCAAGGCAGCAAGGCGTGGGTGACAATTCCGAAGTTGGAGGTCGGTGCAACGCCTACAGACTGGATAGAGGGCAAGAGTGGCTATGTGGAGGACAGTGGCTTGGCGGCGAAGATGCTGCGCACCGGCATCGACATCGAGAACGGCAAGATAACGGCTACGGCTGATACGTTTGAGGTGCAGGACAACAGAGGAAACACCACGGCAAGGATAACGGATGACGGCTTCTTTACGGGTTCGGTGTATGCTACGAACGGCTACTTCGATGGCCTTGTAAGAAAACTAAAGCGCGTGATTACGAAGGAGAACTTCTACGAGTACTTCGAGAAGGACACCTACTCCGGCATGAGTGACGCATATAATCCGATATGGGACAAGATAGGCTCGAACTTCGTCATACAATCGACTCCCGAGGATGCAGACGGAGTTGCGATGTATCTACAGCTTGCACTTCCGACAGCTGAACCTATAACGCATCCGTACACTGACGGACGTTACGAGCGGGCGCGTGAAGTGATAGGCAACACTATCATAATCCGCTGCGAGAACGGCAACGGCATCACACTTTACGGTACGTCGAGGACAGCTCCGAACTGGGACAGCGGCGGTGTGGCAGGCTCTCCCTACACGCTCAAGAGCGGCTATGTGGCTTATCTGACGTGCAAGGTGAAGAATACTGGTAGCAGTTCGGAGGAGAGCGGGTATGAGACGATATACTGGGAGAGAGTGGTTAGGAAGGCGCTGCCGTAATGAGCCTCGCTGAGGCTGCTTGCTCGGCTGGCGAATAATAAATAACAATTACTAATTAATAAATAATAAAAGACGGATGAAGAAAATAGTACGAGGCAATGACTTTACGCTACGGGTATAGAAAGGACATTGTGTAAAAACATAAAATATTAAGATATGAAAAAGATACGTATAGGCAATGACATTAACTTCCGATGGACTGTCAAACGTGGCGGAGAGGCAGAAAGCTTTGAGGGGAAAACTGTCAAGGTTCTGCTGCGTAATACGTATGGTCATCGTTGTGATATTGACTGGCATACAGAACCAGGCGGTATCATCGCTGGCACGTGCTACGGCTCTACGCAGCATTACCTTGGAGCGTACACCCTCACATTAGTTGAGAACGATGGCGAACGAGGCATGAACACTGTAGATAAAATTGACGTATGGCAGCTTGTGGCACAGCAGGATAGTTCTGTTATGGAGATTAAAAATGATTGTGTCGGTTCGCAAGTAGAAACCGTCACGGCTCTCATAGAGTCGGAAATAGGCCTTGGCGGAGCAGCGCAAGTGACAATAGATGTGGAACTAAACGAGGAGTCATACAACGCCATCGCCAATGCGTCCGTAACAAAGGCTATCAAGGAAGTGCGTAAAGATGTTGACTCTTTGAACTTGGAAATGAAGGAACTGAAACCACGTGTTGAGACGTTGGAAGAAGCTAAATCAGAAGCAATAGACCTAAAGGGCATTGATGATGCCTTTAACGAGAGCATATAGCATTACAATGAGATTTTTTTACAATCTATAATCAATGTTTCATTAATTAATTTTTTTAATAATTATGGCAAAGTATTTAGACGAGAATGGTCTGTCAAGACTCGTTGTGAAGACCAAAGAGTATGCGGATAATTCTTCCGCAGCAGTGAAGACAGCTGTAGATGGCTATACCGTCAACGGCAAAAAGATCAGCACTAACCCAGTGATTACAAAGGCTGATGTGGGCTTGGCTAACGTGGACAACGTTAAGCATATACCTGCATCGGAGAAGGGTACGGCGAACGGCGTGGCAACTCTCGGCACTGACGGCAAACTTACAGCGGCACAGATGCCGGCAATGAAGACGATTAACGGTGAGAGCGTCGTGGGTTCTGGTGACATCAAAATAGACCTGTCACTCTACAAGGTTGTCACTGACTTTCCTACGTCAGACATTGATACCACGAAGATTTACTTGAAGCTTGCTTCAAGCACAGCTGAGAAGAATGTCTACGCGGAGTATATTTACACTGGTGACACAACGGCAGCATACGACGCATCAAAGTGGGAAAAATTAGGTGAGGCGCAGACATCAATTACCGTGGATACTGCATTATCTACATCATCGACCAATCCGGTTCAGAACAAGGTTGTCAACTCGGCTATCGAGGGTTTGAAGACATCTGTAGGTAACGTACAGTCTGACCTCAATAGCAAAGTACAGGCCCTTCAGAGTAAGAATGCGACACAGGACACAGAGATTGCAAAGAAGCTAAACGCGTCAGCATACGTAATAGATGCTGCGCTCAATGCCACTTCAACCAATCCAGTTCAGAACAAAGCAGTAAATACTGCGCTCGTCAACAAGTTGGACAAGTCATCCTATGTGGTTGATGCCGCTCTTAGCGCATCATCCGCAAATCCAGTACAGAATAAGGTTGTGAATACTGCGCTTGGACAGAAGGTAAACACCACCACCTTCAACACCGAAATGGCGAAGAAGCTCGACAAAACCACTAAGGCTTCGGACACCGTTCTCGGTCTTGTACAGACTGGTCATGTCGCCTCAGACGGTGAGCTGCCGCTGAAGGTGGACTCTGACGGAAAGGGCTACGTGGTAATCGAGTCAATGTTCACAGAGGATATTGACGCATTGTTCAAGTAGTTAGTTTCAGGAGGGTATGTCAGAATACATCTTTTGGGCATACCCTCACTTACTCAAAACCTATAAAACGTGTAAGTATGAAATATGTAGATGAAAAAGGAATAAAGCGTGCCGTAAGCAAATTGTTAAGTTTAATAAGTAATTGCGCTACAAAGGACGTGGCGACATCTGAGAATGCAGGCTTGATGTCATCAATGGATAAAAGTAATCTTGACTTTATCTATGATGCTGACAACCGGAAAATTAAAGCTGCTGCAATCCCTGGTGAAATGAGAGAAGTTCTCGAATTTTCGGGATTTGTGACTGTAACAGTCTCAATGATGGGTGCAGATGATAATACGGCAATATACTTCAATACGAAAACGAATACTTTTGTCGCAAAATCGGGATCATACTATTGCGGAACATGGGCAGGGGCAGAAAACTGGGGAAACCAAGAACAAAATGGCGTCAGCCCTGTTACAGCAAAAATATATGTCAATGGAGGAAACATGTACAGATGGGACGGTATAGGCTTGACTTTGCTCAATCCTTCTTTAACAGTTGATACATCGTTGAGCGACACGTCGGTCAATCCAGTACAGAACAAGGTAATATACAATGCTTTAGCAGATAAATCTGCAACGTCGCATACACACACCTTGTCAAGCTTGGGTATGTATGTAGAACTGCCCAGCACGACCACAGGCGGATGGGATATGATAGGCAAAGACTATGCGAAGGGTGTTTGGATAAAGGCAGTGCAAGGAGCCATGAATGCTCCATCTTGGTATGCGCCATTCTTTGCGTCGGGGATAGCGTTTGGTGGTGAAGGAACAAAAGCGGTTATATCTTTATCAAGGTCGTCACCGAAGGTGCGTTTCGCGGCAGGTGCTTCATCTTCTCCACAATGGTGGCTTGGTTTGAGAGGAAAAAAAGATAAGGAGTATGATCTTAACAATATACCGACAGGGAAAATGGCAGCGCAGGCAGAATTGTCTTCCTCAGCATCATTGACAACCGTAATAAACGAAGTAAACGCTATTATAAAAGCATTGAAGGCGGCAGGAATAATGAACTCTTAAAAAGGGATTTGGCATGGAAAGCTGGCTGGGCTGACTGGGAGCTGGGCCTTACTGAGCATACCTAAGCCTCTTTGCGGGGCTGCTTAATGGGCGCAAATAATAAATAATAACTGACAATAATAAATAAGAAGATGACACCTAAGGAATTTTGTAAATGGATGGCTCCTGCGGCTTATAATGCGGACATTTCGCCCGTGTTTATCATTGCTCAGGCGGCACTGGAGAGCGGATGGGGCAAGAGCGCCATCGGCAAGTATAACGTGTTCGGTATAACGAGAGGCGGATGGCCTGTGGAGAAATGCCTGCTTGTCACAACGCATGAGTATTTTAAGACTAAGACGGTGAGGTTCACGGCGCCGGAGAAGGTGGTGAAGATAGAATTTGTGGCTGGCAAGGGTCTGTATGAGTATACTTGCAAGCGGCTGTTCAGAAACTACGCCACTCTTGGCGAGGCACTGAGAGACCATGCGGCTGTGCTGAAGAAATCGTGGCCGGAAGCTTGGGCGTACCGTATGAGTCCTGAGAACTACGTGAAGAAGATACAGGAGGGGCGGAAGAAGTATGCGACGGCTCCGAACTACGTGGAGACGATGGGGAAGATGTTCGGGACGGTGAGAAAGGCGATGAAGGAGGCTGGACTGAGCTGCTGAGCATGCAGGGAGGCTTGGAGGCTGGGCTGCTAAACCTTTCTGGGCCTCTCTGAGGGGTTGCTTGGTTTTTAGGAAGGATTATTCTTTTGTTTGGGATTTTTGTTAATGTAAAAAAGATTGATTGGATGGTTAATAACTTGACTACAAGTACGGGTAAGGCCGTCGTTTTGGGGACAATAGGAGGAGAGGCGCTGTCTGCGCTCTTCGACCTGAGATGGATGTTGGTGCTGATAGTGGTGCTGATAGTGGCGGACTTCTGGTTCGGCGTGAGCGAGAGTCTGCATAAACATGAGCATTTCCGCTTTTCGAGAGCGGGCAGAAGAACGTGCAACAAGGCGGTGGACTATATCACCTACCTTATATTAGGTTCGGTGCTCGGTCTGGCTATCTTCGAGCCGTTGGGATGGACGAACCATGTGGTGACGGCTGCGGTAGGTCTTGGCTTTGGGTGTGTATGGGAGGTGGACTCTATCGTCGGGCATGTGTGTGAGCTGCACGGAGTGAAGAACAGATTCTCGATAAAGCGCTTCATTATAGCATTGATGAAGAAGAAAGATGAGGATATCGGCGAGGCTGTGGAGGAGGCGATGAAAAAAGAGTAAGGAAGATAAAGTTTTTAAGGAGAAACGGTTATGATGGACGAATTATATAGTAAATTTGTAGGAGCACTGTGGGGGATGCTGCTCTGCCTGATGGTCAGTATGCTGGCCGGCTGCGGCGCGAAGAAGCCCGCGGTGCTGACAAGAACGGACAGCGTGAGGGTGACGAAGGTGGCGAAGGACACTGTGTACTGGGACCGCATAGTGCTGAGATACGTGGAGAGGACGAATACGGACAAGACGTGGAGCAGGGACTCGACGGCTACGACCGTGGACGAAGAGGGAAACGTGAAGAAGACTGAGGCTTGGCACTGGAGGGACAGGTACGTGGAGAACTCGCTGAACACGCTAATGAAGGACAGCTTAGAGACGTACAAGGCGATGGTGGACTCGCTGGCGAACATTGGCAGAAAAAACAATGACGTGCCTGTGCCGGTGGAGAGAAAGCTGAGCTGGTGGGAAAGGAACATAGAAAAGCCCATCGCGTCCTGCATCGCTGTCATAATAATAGGCGCTGTGCTTCTGCTGACTCTCAGATATGCGAGAGGAAGGCTGAAGAGCAGCGGGAAGAAAGAAAGAATAAAAAAAGTAATTGTTTGAATTATTAGATATGGTTAATGGCTTTAGTTATTAGTTTTTAATTTAAGGTTAATAGATTTGTTTCAGGTGAGCCTTGCCCGTCCGTAGAGGATAGGCAAGGCTTTTTCTATAAATCTTCCACTCTCCTACTCCATATTGTAAAATTAAATTTTGATACTATCAGATTTATTTGTACTTTTGCAAAAGTATAAGCGTATACCGTAAAATCATTAAATTTGACATGTTGAGGTTTCAATGTATGCAATATGATATCGTAAATAAAACAATAAAGATAAAACATTGATAATATGATAGTTACGTTTCATTGGAAAATTCCAACGGAATCACGAGTGTTCCCCCAAAGGGCACAACGAAATCAAATTTCAAAGCGATAGAGAGAGGACTTTTACTTAATGTAAAGTCCTCTTTTCGCGTTTAATACGTTGATTTTCAGTGGAAAATCTATCAAACACATAAGGTTATTTAGGAGTTAACATTATTGTCTAACTATACGGTGGACTTCCGCCATGAGGACAGAACGGGACATAATGTGACAAGGCAGGACAAAAATGCGTTACATATTGCGTTACACGTTACGCAAAAATGCGTTGCACATTTACTATTGTCTTGCGTTACACATCAGCTAAATAACCTAATATCAGTTGATTTGCTGATTTTCACATTAAAGATTGTTAAATCAAGACTTCTATTTCTTGCCTCTTTGCTCAATGAAACCGTCAAAATCCGTACGGAAATGGAAAAGCAATTTGTTGACGTAATTTACGACAGAAGGAAACTTGCTGCAAAGCGCGGCAATGGCTATGTCGAGGTGAGAGTGTTTCTTGGTAGAAATGAGCGTAAGTACTTCCCTATGGGAATGGCTACACCAGACGAATGGGAAGCATTGGCTTCTTCTGAGGCAGTAACTCAACTACTCCATAAGTGCAAGAAGATTGTCACTGCTATGGAAGTCCTTGGTGAGGAGATGACAATGGAGAACTTTAATCTCCACTACTTTGGTGAAGACGCCCTTAAAAAGGAAGAGGAGAATAAAGCAAAGGAGCCAGACAACTCTAAGAAGAACTTCATTACTTATATGGAGCTTACTCTTGAAGGTGAGCAGCTGCGTCACGGAACCTACAAGCACAAGAAATGCTTGATTGCTGCGGTTCGGGCTTTTGGCAAGCTTAACACTTATGGCGACCTTACTTCAAGGAACATCATCGCCTTTGACAAGTGGCTGCATGACGGGACTCGTAGCGATGTTACTTGCTACGACTATCACAAGAGGTTGCACAAGTGGGTGCGACAACTCTTCCAGATGGGCGAGATTAAGAAGGATCCTTACGACTCGGTGACTATCAAGCGCGGCAAGTGCAAGGAGCGTGAACCGCTGACCGAGACGGAACTGAAGCTTATGAGAAGCTATAAGTTCGAGGGTAAGCTTGCAAGGGTGCGCGACCTTTTCATCTTCGCTGCCTATACCGGACTTTCGTTCTGCGACACTCAGAACTTCGACTTCGAGAGTATGACGAAGAAGGAGGGCGACCTTTATTATATAGATGGTAGCCGTATCAAGACCGAGACGAAGTTCTTCACGCCGATTATATCTCCGGCGATGAAGGTACTCGAAAAGTACAAGTACCAACTGCCGAAGATAAGCAATCAGAAAGCCAAATAAAGTTATTTTGCAAATTGAAGAATATTCATCTCTTTATATAGAAAATTCTCCATATCATCTAAATATCTTTTTATTGTTTCTCTTCTCGTATCAGGCTTTATGATTCGGAATGTACCGTTATGGCTGAAGTCCCAAATGTTAACATAGTAATTCTATGGAACATCAAAGTATCTTGTGAAAATCCAATTTTTATCAATAGAAAAGTCAGAGTCGTAATTTTGATATGACTGAAGAAGTTCTTTGATTTTCATTTTGTCAAGAGATTTGGGTAGTGTAAACAGAACTGTGTCACGGCTCTGTTTTTTATTCTTTGCCTCTTATTTGTGTGCAGATTTCATATCTGCATACAAATAAGAGGAGCCTTTCACAGGCAAAGTTACATAATCTTGAACCTATCTCCAA